ATAGCCCGACGCGGGGTAAGCGCTCGGGCTGGTGCCCTTGTTGGGCGAGGTGAGAGCAGATGACCGAACAACGCCAATTCCCCGAGGCCGGTAGCGTAGATTTCGCTATCGGCTGGAAGCTTGATTATCAAGCTTTGATGAAAACGAAAGAACTGGCCAACGAAGATGACGACACGATTTCGCTCGAAGATGTTGAGGCGGTAGTCATGGCGCTTGCGAAACTAGGCTATGTCACCATCGCTCGATAAGCCTAACGACAAGGCTGGCTCGCCGCCGGCCCGCAATGAGGTGAGTAAGACATGAGAATTTGGAAATGGACGCTCGATCTGAGCGATGTGCAGCCTGTCATTATCCCGAAAGGCGCAAAGCTCCTTTCTGTACAGATGCAGGGCGACACGCCGCAATTGTGGGTGCTTTGCGACGAAAAAGCCGACAAGGAACGGCGGCATATCGCTATCTATGGTACCGGAACCCCTTTGCCGGATGAGCCTGGCGAGTTCATCAGCACATTCCAGCTGCACGGCGGCGCGTTGGTATTCCATGCGTTTGAGGTATTTGGCTAACGACAAGGCTGGCTCGCCGCCGACCTGCTGGCGCCTTCATCTTGACACCATACCGAGGCCGTGGTATACTACAGGCTCGGTATCACACAGGAGACCACCGATGATCAAATACTCTCAGACCGAAGGCGGTTCTCGCACCGGGCATACTTTCCTCCTGGAGGGGTCGTGCGACCTCTGCAAAGCGGAAAACTGCGACGTGATTTTCGACGCCGAGCTGCTCATCGTTCCCGGACACCGGGTATGGTGCTACTCCTGCTACTCCTGCTTCAAAAGGCTGGGCGGCAAGCTCGGCACCGGAAAGGGCCAGCGCTACGAGCGCCTGGCCTAACCACCACCACCAGCGCCAAGGACGGCGCCACAACCCCGGAGACCAACCGTCATGGCTATCAACACCATCAAAGAAAGCAGCGGCTATTTGAAGACTGCGAGCCGCTGTTCCCGCATTGCGCGGGCATTTGATCGATGGGACGTGAGGCGGGCGATGGCGCAACACCCGGACGCCGATGGTTGCTGGTGCAGCCTCTGCGGGTACACCAACAAGGTGACCATCAACGTCAACGTCAATGTCGGTGAGGACCCGCGCATCGCGGAGATTGCTACGATGTTGAGTAGCGACGACTACGAGGTCAGGGAAGAATATGTGGCGCTCGACAACCGCCACGTCGCGCTCAGGGTCTTTGTCAGGGCTACCGCGCCGCTCGACAGCGAGGACAAGGCCCTGCTCCGGAGCCTTGGCAAGGTTAAGGTCCGCACGGAAGAGTACATCTCCTGCGACGCGTAGCCGCCACCGCCATCAGGGAAAGGAGATTTCCGCCCGGCTTCGGCCGGGCACCGACAATGAACCGAGGGAACAGCAATGAGCGAAACCGTAAACGGCACAATCATCGGCGAAATCGTGTCGTGTGGCCGCCTGTTCTACGAAGGCCGCCCGCAAGGCCGCGGACTGTACGCAGACGATGGCGCGGAATTGCGCGCAGAGGCGCAAAGGCTTCTTGAGGAAATCAAAGCCGACTGCGGCGAGTTATATGCCGAAATCTACCCGCGCCCAGACGCTTGGGAGCTGCGGGTTTACTAGCCGCCACCGCCATCAGGGAAAGGAGATTTCCGCCCGGCTTCGGCCGGGCATAACTCAACCGGGAAAGAACAGTGAACGACTACCGCGGGATGTTGAACTTTCGTAGCGACGACTACGAGGACGGCACCGAACGCGCCACTTGGTGTGCTAGGATGGTTTACAAGGCTGGGGAATGCCCGGGCCTGGTCCTCGATCGTCAATGGTCGGCTGGGGGCGAAGAGGACCTGGCCATCCTCTTTACGTCGCTGAACAGACTCGGACAACTGGGCGACTTCTTCGACAAGGTTCGCTCTTCCAACGCATGTGGTGACGGGTACGATGTCATTGAGCACCGCAGTAATCACGTCGTCATTCGCGGCACCCCGAACGGAAGTTGCGGTTACCTGTACGTGGCGGCTGTTTTGCTGCGTGACGCGTATCGCCGCCACCAGCGCCAAGGACGGCACCAACCGGAGACTATGATGAAAGACGAAGAAGAGAAGGCCCTGCTCGGCAGCATCGAGCATTGGGAGGGTAACGTGACCCTAAACATGACCGCTCCCTACGGTGAATTTCCGTTCGGCGGCGAATATTGCCCGTGCTGCCAGTTGCAAGCCGCCCGACAGAACGCCGACATTTCCGATTTCGAGTGTTTCCACGAGACGGGTAATTGCCTGATCGCGGCTTACACGGGCATGTCCGGATGCGATGGAACACCCTACTTTCACGCGATTCGGAACCGCAAACCAAGGGTTGAGTTGGCCTGGCTCAAGCAGCTTTACGGACACCTGACGAAGGGCGCCCTTGGCCCGGATCTGTGGCCTGGCGAGGATGAAGACGAGGATGAAGACTAGAGTTACGGTGCTCGATCGCCATGCCCAGTTTCAAAGAGCTTGAGCGGGGCCACCGAACGGCGGCGGACAAATATCGTGGCCGTGACAAAGCTGCCTTGTCACTGCTCGAAGCCGTCGCCACCGCGTCTGGTGACCATAAAGAAGCGCGCGTGATCCGGCTCGCCCGTTGTACTGGCCCACTCGGCCAGCTCGACTTAGCGAAGTATGCGGGCCTGAAATAGGCCCGCCCATTCCGCGGGTAGTGCTTTGACTTGACCACCGGGTGTCCCAGTGGTACACTGGGCATCCACCCACCGGAGACCAAAATGTTGCCTCAAATCCAGTTGATTCTAGGAGTAATCGAATCGTGGTGCCAGAAGGACCTGGCCAAGCAGTCACCCAGCGCGTACAGCCTATGGCTCGAGAACTTCATGCACAAAATCGAGCACCTCAAGATTGAGGTGGAAGAGGCGGAGCAGAAGTTCCAATAAAGGTGCGCCCCTCCTGGGTCGCCGGCCAGGAGGGGCGCTATTCACGGCAGTGCAGCAACGAAATGCCCGGAGACCAATCTAGGCTATCGAGGCTGACCCGTATTATACCAGACGCTGACGCGTCTGTCAAGCCCGGATTTGACAATGGTCCAACCAGAGACGTCCATCGACTGGGAATACGAGAAAGAGAATCAGACGGATGCCTGGCAGCGTCAATGCGAAGTTAGGTGGGCAACCGCTCGCCGGTTGATTGGGATGGGTTACAGCCTTTGCTGGCTGAGACCCCTAAGCAAGGCGTACGCCAGCAGCGTTGCCCTGGAGAGGCCGATTCGTAACGCTCACGTATTGGCCCAAATGACCGACCCCGGCGGTGAATACCGCGATTTCAACTACGGGATCATATGTGGTTGCGGCACCGTCACGTTCCTCGACTTCGACATCAAGACCACCAAGGACGGCACGGTGAAGGATGGCCTCGCCTTCTACCGTGAGCTTGCTGCCCGCCAGGGCGAGTCCCACATTTGGTCGACCTCCGTAACGCTAACGCCAAGCGGTGGACAACACCACGCCTTTGCCTATGACGAGCGGTTCAACCGCCAGTCCCCTTGGGGCAAGAAGGGCATCGACATCCAAAACAGCGACGGTGCCCGACCTACCCGTCATGTGGTAGGGCCTGGCTCAGTGGTTTGGGACAATGGTGTCGGTGGCGTTTACCTTGAGGACGACGGAAGCGGTGCGATTGTCAGGGGCGAGACCAACGCCATTCCCCGGCCTTATGTGAGCCCGCAGGAGCTGCCCCCGATTCCCGAGGGGATCCTCGAAGCGTTCATTGGTGACAATAAGGTGGTCTCCATTCATGGCGGACCCGCCCCATCTTTTGGCCGCCATGGCAGAGGTACCGATACCGTTGAAGAAGACGTAACGGTCGAAATGGCCGAGGAAATGCTTGAGAAGATCGACGTTCGGGCGTGTCATTACGACGACTGGCTCCGGGTTGGGATGGCCCTCCACCATTGGAATGAGGTCGACGGATTCGAGCTGTGGCGGAAATGGTCGGAGACTGACGCGCCCGAACGTTACGACTTCAAACGATTGCAGTCGGCTTGGGACTCGTTCTCGTTGGCACCGAGGGGCCGGGCCCCGGTGACAATAGCGTCCGTTTGCAAGATGGCCTACGACAATGGCTATTCCGGCCCGGACTGCACCACGACCTTGAGCCTCTACGAAGAGTACAACATCAAACACCCGCTCATAGCGGCTGACGTTGAGCATGTGTACCGCATGCGCGACGGGCGGGTGATTACCCATTCCGAAGACAAGCTCAAAAAGCTCCTCGTCGGCGAGCGCCACTGGATTACGGTGAAGGGCAAGCGCATTTGTCGGTTCGACCAATACCTGGAGTGGCCAAACCGAACCATTTATGATAAGCACGAAATGTGGCCGCCTCGTTCGAAGAACGATACCCCTGGCTACGGCTGCCCACCACACATCTATAACACCTGGTCAGGGTACGCGCTCGAACCCAAGAAGAATACCGAGTTATTGGCGGCGTACCTTGAGCTGTTCAGGACCATGTTCCCCGACCCTGCCCAGCGTAAATGGTTCAACACTTGGCTGTGCGCCTTGGTGCAAGGACCGGGCACCAAACCCGGTACTGCCCCGGTGCTCTGCGGGAAGCAGGGTACCGGCAAGGATATGCTGATGAGCATCTTCCGCCGCATGTTCAAGTCCATGAACAGTGTGGTCATCAACCACGTCGACCGGCTGACCAGCAAGTTTAACGACTCCTTGACTAACCGCGTGCTTGTTATAGCTAACGAGGCGCACTATAGTGGCAATCACCGCCACGCAAACCTACTCAAGGACTACATAACCAACGATGACTTCGACACCGAAGAGAAGAACAAGATAGCAATCTCCAAGCACAACTGCATGAAGATCATGTTGATGACCAACGATCGGCGCGCGGCGCCAGTTGAGCGCTCGGACCGACGCTATGCCGTCTTCGAGGTCCCCTTGGTGAGGCCACCGGGGGACGCCTATTGGGGCGAAATGAAGGACCGTATCAATCATAATGACGAATTCATACAGGCCGTTATGTACCACTACATGGAAATGGGAATGACCAAGCAGGACTGGCAGTTGATTGCCAGAGCGCCGGAGAGCGCTGATCGGGCCGCGGTTCAACGGCAGCATTTGTTGGAGGGGTTGGAGTCGAAGCCGAAGGACAAACAGTGCTTGGCGGTGATAACCAACCTGCTCCGCAAGGGCAAAGCCGCCCATGCCAAAGGGACCACCACCAAAACGCGGCACGGCGAATCGGTGGTTGTCGCGTACGACGGTTATGCCCTGTCGTCAGAAATGGTCTGCCGTGAGCATCGCCACGTTACTGGGCTGCCGTCTATGGACTGGAACTTCATAACGTTCCTGGCCCAGTGGTTCGAAAAAGAGCTAGAGATAGCAATCGTTACCGGGGTCAAGAAGCGCATAGGCGGAACCCAGAAGCAGAGCATCATCCTGCCGTCGGCAAAGATAGTTGCAGAGGCCATATCTGATTTCCTGGGCGTGCCTCTGGAGGAAATCGACTACCCGGATGAATGGACCGAAGAGGGTCTGGACGACCTCTGGTGATTGTGCTTGACACGGGCGGCTCCATCTGGTATCATAGCGGTACGGGCCACCATACCCGCGCAATCAATCAACCTGCGAGACAAGACGATGGCAAAGATCACTCCCAAAACCAAAGATATGCATAAGGGCGTTACCGCGTCCGGCGCTGTCTCCCTGAACTGCGGCGACCTCGTCGCGGTGACGCTCGAGGGTTGGCCCCTCGACAGCGTCAAGGACTTCGCCCAGCGCCTCGGCATCGACCCCGACAAGTACGAGCACCTGAATCCCGGCCAGCAGCGAATGATCATCGGCGGCATGATCCGCAAAAAGGTTCGCGACCAGGACAAGGCCCATGCCCAAGACGGCGCCGCGACCCCCGGCGACGTGTGGCTCCTTGCCGAAGCGGCGCCGTTCGCCCCGGTCAAGGAAGAGGAAGCCGGGGAAGCCGGGGAAGCCGGGGAAGCCGGGGAAGCCGAGGAAGCCGCATGACCATCTGACTTACCGAGCAGCGGTCCAAACGGTGACAGACCAGTGGTGAGCATGAGCCTAGGCAACTTGGCACTGCAAGCAACAACACGATAAATCACACCGTGACAGCCGGGAGAGACCGGCATTCCCGACCCGGAGACCACCATGTTGATTGACATTGCCCCCACCAGGGGGGATTATGTATCTGCCACTTGCGACCACGAAGAGAACTGGCGGGTAAAGTCTATCCCCTCCTGCGAATTTAATAAGAAAACTAAAAAGTGGGATATCCCCACGATACCGCTCAACATCGACCACCTTCGGTCCAATTTCACTAGGGCCGAGTTCACGCCTGCCGCCATCGACCGTCTTCGCGCGGCCGTGAAGCCGCCCGACAGTGCGGTATTCGACGGTAGGTATCCCGGCACCCCGATGGAGCACCAGCGGCAAGCCTGTCAGTTGGCACACAACAAACCTGCATTTTTCTTTGCCCACGCCATGGGTGCGGGCAAAACGTACACGATGCTCACCTTGGCAGCCGACATGTTCACCCGCGGTGTCATCACGGGTATGCTGGTCATTTGCCCCGCGACTATTCGCCGCGATGTCTGGCTGCCCGAGACGGCCAAATGGTTGTCGCTTCTTGACGTGCCTTACGCCCCTCTGGTTGTAGAGCCAAAAATGACCGACCGCCAGCTCCGCGCCTGGGAACAGGAAATGGCCCGAGGTCGGTTCGGCATCATGATCTGCAGCGTCCAGTCTATGAGCAACGCTACGCAGCGGTCATTCAAAGTGGCCAAAGAGTTCCTCCACCACGAGCGCGTGGTAATGGCCGTTGATGAGTCCAGCCGCATCAAAAATCACGATACCAAGCGGACCGAAAACATTATCGAGTTGGGGCAGGGTGCGCTGGTGCGCTGGTGCGCCACCGGTACTAAGATAACGCAGGGCATCCATGACCTCTACGCCCAATTTCGCTTCTTAGATTGGCGCATTATAGGCCAAAAATCGTTTTATACTTTTCGTAACCGCTACTGCCAGATGGGCGGCTTCGAGGGGAAACAAATAGTCAGCTATAGCCGTGTCGACGAGTTGATGGGGCTCATAAAGGACAGCATCCACGTTGTCCGCAAGCAGGACGCCAACGATCTGCCGCCGAAGACGTACCAGATAAGAACGGTAGAGGCCGCCCCGGAGCAAAAGAGGATGTACCAGCAGCTCAAGAACAGCCTTGAGACCGAGTATGCAGGTGAACCGCTCAACGTCCAGAATGCTCTTGATCGCATGATCCGCTACCAGCAGATAGCCGGCGGCAATTTCCCTTACATCGCATACCGCGTTAAGACTGCCGACAAGAAGGGCAGGGTCAAGGTCAAAAAGATTTGGGAGACAAAACCCATCGCCAACCCTAAGCTGGCAGAATTGCTTGAAATCATAGACGGTACCGATGACAGTGTCATTATTTGGTGTGTTTTTACCGCCGAGATCAAAGCCGTCTGGGAGGCTCTAGAGTCGGCCTATCCCGGCAGGGTCACCACCTATTATGGCAAAACCCTAGACCGGACCAAGTCTGTGGAGGGGTTCCAGTCAGGCAAGTACCGGTTTATGGTGGCGAATCAGCAGACCGCCAGTATGGGTCTCACCCTGACTAAGGCGACCCTGGTGGTCTATTTTAGCAATAGTTTTAGCTATGAAGACCGCATTCAATCTGAGGACCGTGCTCACCGCACTGGTCAGGTCAATTCCGTTCACTATATCGATATTCTGAGCGATTTACCTATCGATAAGGATATTCGCCAGGCTCTCGACAAAAAGCAGAACATGGCTACTTTTGTGAGTGACCGGCTGCGTTCGTCTTGACACCGGCACCGAGCCATGGTATACTACATGGGTGGTGGATAGACCACCACGTGCATCAGGAGACCACACGATGGCAAACTTGACCGATATCATCAGCCTGGCCGGGGAAATGGCCCAGGTTCAGAAGGAGTTGGAGGGGTTGAAAGCAAAGGAGAAGAAACTGCAGAAGATGCTCGACACGCTCCGCCTCACCGACATTCCGGCGGCGATGGACGAGACCGGGATCGGTAAGATCGCCCTGGCCAAGGTGGGGACGTTGTACCTCAGCCCTGATGTCAGAGCCGCGGTGCACAGGGACGCCAGGGTAAGAGCGTACAGGTGGTTGGAGGTCAACGGGTACGGTGACCTGATCCAGCCCTACGTGTTCCCGCAGACGCTGAAAATGTGGGCGATGGAACGCATCAAGGCGGGCGATGAATTGCCCGATTTCTTCACAGTCGAGCCGTACCAGATGGCAAAAATCCTCAAGGGGTAAACACACATGGCAACTCAAGTGACCAAGAAAGAAGCAACGACGGCTCTGGCCGTTCCGTCCTTCGGCAATAGCGGCCGGTCTCGCGGCAGCGAAAACGTCGGCGTGGCCGACATCACCATTCCGCGCCTGAGCCTTATTCAGAGCCTCAGTCCGCAGCGCAAGAAGAACGACCCGGAATTTATCCCCGGTGCCGAGGAGGGGATGCTGTACAACAGCGTCACCAAGGCCCTCTATGACAAGACCGTCTTGGTGGTCCCCATCTATTACCGCCTGGAGTTCCTCCTGTGGAAGATCCGTAAGGAGGGCGGCGGATTCCGCGGGGTCTTCAACAACCGCGAGCAGGCTCTGAACGAGGCCAGGACTCTGAAAGAGACCACGGAAATCGCCGATACCGGGCAGCAGTTCTGCCTGCTGTCGGCGGACAACGGCAAGACGTGGGCCGAAGTCGTCATTTCCATGTCCAAAAGCAACCAGAGCGTCAGCAAGAAGTGGAACGCTGATATCCGGCTCCGGACCCAGGATCACGGCCTTGACCGGTTCACCACCATCTACGAGGTCGGCGCGGCACCGAAGACCAACGATAAGGGCGATTTCTTCGTCTTCTCGGTCAATTTCCTCCGGTTCATGAACGATAGCGAGCGGTCGTTGTACGACCGGTGCGAGAAGATCTACGACTCTATCGCCAGGGGCGAGAAGGACATCGACCGGACCTACGAGTCCGAGTCCGAGTCCGAGTCCCGGCCTGGCCAAGACGATGACGGTCCGGGGTTCTGATGCCAGAATACGACAACACCAACTCGGGGGTGCTGTTCCGAAACCATGACAAACAGACGGATCGGCACCCTGACTACAGGGGTAGTTTGAACGTCGAGGGTAAGGAGTATTGGTTCTCCGGCTGGATCAAGGAGTCGACCGGTCGCGGCAAGCTTCCGGCTGGGACAAAGTTCCTGTCGGTGGCTATCACCGCTAAGGACGACCCGCCCTCCCGGCCACAAGAGGCCGGCCAAGACTTCGACGACGACATCCCTTTCTGACACCTGACGGGGGCTTCGGCCCCCACGGAGACCGAGTGTGATCAATCTTAATAAATACCCCTATGTGGGGTACGATACCGAGACAACAGGGCTAGTGTACCCTAGGGACAAGGCGTTCTCGTTCGCCATTGCTACGCCGGACGGCCAAGTTGAGGCGTATGACCTTCGCCGCGACATGGGCGGTCATCCGGAAGAAGCGCGCATCATGGCCCGGCAACTGATGGACTACCAGGGCACCATCATCTGCCACTACGCCAGCTTCGATTACCGGATGTCCCATGCCGCTGGTGTCAAGCTCAGGCTCGAGAACATGGACTGCACCAGCGTGCGGGCCTCGTTGTTGGACGAGCACCGCAACAGCTATAGCCTGGATGATTTGTGCTGGGATTGCCTGCACGAGAGGAAAGCTGGCGACGACATGTACAAGGAGATGGCTAAGCGGTTTGGCGGGCCGGCTACCCGGAAGGCCCAGATCGGCAGCCTTTGGCGCGCCCCGTGGAACATCATCGAGCCGTACGTCAAACATGACTCCTGGCTGGCGCTAAGGTTATGGATGTGGCAGGAGGGGGAAATCGAGCGACAGGACAAGTATTTCCCAACCAAAAGCGTGCGGGATATCGTCGATTTTGAGCGTGGCCTCATGCCGCACTTCATTGCCATGGAAATGCACGGTATCCGGGTGGATGAAGAGGCGGCGCACCGGGCTGTCGACGACATGAACCTTGAGGTCAATGGTAATTTCGCCGCTCTGCGGGAACTGATCGGCCGTGACATAAACATCAACAGCTCGGCGCAGGTGCGAGACGTCTTCAAACCCGTGTTTGACGACGATGTTGGGAGCTGGCAGATAGGCAATACCTACATCGGCGCCACCGGCAAGGGGCAACCATCATTGGCCGCAGACCAGTTGCGGGCGCTGGCCGCAGCCGGAGACCGTCGGGCGGAGCTTATCCACAAAACCCGGTCGTTAATCAAGACCCGCGACACGTTCCTCCAGGGCCACATATTAGGCCACATGGTTGGCGATCGGGTTTATCCTCACATCAACCAGGTCAAGGGGGAGGATGGCGGAACCGGAACCGGACGGCTTAGTTATACGGGGCCGGCCCTGCAACAGATCCCCTCCAGGGACAAGGCCACCGCCGCTATCGTCAAGCCCATATTTCTTCCCGACGAGGGGCACGAATGGTTCGACGTTGATGCCAACAGCTTCGAGGTCCGTATATTCGCCCATTTAGTGGCGAGGTTCGACCCGCGCATTATCAAGACCTATAAGGATAACCCCAACACTGACTTCCACCAGTGGGTCGCCGACGAGACCGGGTTGCCCCGGACGGCTAGTTACAATGGCCAGCCCAACGCCAAACAGTTGAATCTGTCTATGATCTTCAACGCTGGCAGTGGCAACACCGCGATGCAGATGGGGTTGCCCTACACGTGGGACGAGTTTGAAGGCGACGACGGGAGCCTTGTCCGCTATGCCGTCGGCGGTGACGAAGTCATGGAAGTGATCAACAAGTACCACGACCAGTTTCCGGGGGTCCGACAGCTACAGCAGCGGGCAAGAGAGGTTGCTCGCGAGCGTGGGTTCGTTCACACCCATCAGGGGCGCCGAATCAGGTTTCCACGGGGTTGGTACGCTTACAAGGCATCGGGGCTTCTGATCCAGGCCACGGCTGCGGATTACAACAAGGAAAACGTCAGCATCATCCGTAACGGCTTGGCGAGATTCGGCGGCAACCTGCTGCTGAACACCCACGACTCCTATTCAATGTCCCTGCCGAAGGGCGAGGCGCGGTACATTTGGGCTGAAATCCAACCGTTGCTCGAAGAACGGGGCAGGGCTAATGTGCCGTTGATTATGGACGTCAACGGGCTAGGCGCCAATTGGTGGGGGGCGCTGACCGACGCCCACGGTTTCAAGGCCAGTCAATAACACTCAACACCCGGAGTAACCTATGCTCAAGAACACCGACATGATTATCGACCTCCAGTACGGCAGCACCGGCAAGGGCCTGGTGGCTAGCTACCTGTCGTACAAGTCGGCCGAAACAGTCCCCTATGACGTTGTGGTGTCCGCCAACATGCCGAATGCCGGGCACACCGCATACGACATGGACGGCAGCAAATTCGTCCACAAGGTGCTGCCTTCGGGGGTGTTCCACAAGCCCAACAGTATCTTGGTCGGGCCGGGGGCGGTATTCAACATCACCCAACTCGAAAAGGAGATCGTCCGCTTGCTTGACTACGGCCACCTGTCCTTGGGCCAGCAACGGATTTACGTTCACGCCCAGGCTACCGTTCTGACGCGGGACATGAAGCGCGCCGAGGAGGAATCGCCCGTGACGAAGATTGCGTCCACGGCGCAGGGCTCGATGGCCGCGCAGATGGCGAAAATGACCCGCGACCCCGACAGCAACCCCACCGCCAAGATGCGCGCCAACGACCTGCGGCAGTTGGAGGTCAGGGTACTTTCCAACCGTGATTGGCTGACGGTGGCCGCGGGCGCTCGCCGTATCCTGGCCGAGGGCGCCCAAGGATACAGCCTTGGAATCCACCAGGACTTCTACCCCTACTGCACCAGCCGCGATTGCGGTCCGGCTCGGTTCCTGTCGGATATGGCCATTCCGTGGAACCGTCTCGACAAAGTTGTCGGGGTGCTGCGCACTTTCCCGATCCGGGTCGGCAGTACCGACAGGGGCTCGTCCGGTCCCTGTTACGACGACCAGAGGGAGATAACTTGGAAGAGTCTCGGGGTGACGCCAGAAACCACGACTGTTACGGGGCGCGAGCGCCGGGTGTTTACCTTCTCCAAGTTGCAGCTCCGGGACGCGATTCTGGAAACCGGCGCGTCGGAGCTGTTCATCAACTTCTTCAACTACCTGGCCACGGAAGACCAGCAGTCTTTTCTCTCCATGATAAAGAACGAGGCCCGCGTCTTTGGGGCCCCGGTCAAGTACATCGGCAACGGACCGACGCCGCAGGAGGTCGTGGAGCTATGAGCAAAATGAACAAGCTATGCAACCAGCTACGGTTGCAGTACGTCAAGCGCTGGCACGTCGTACACCAGACCCACGACCAGTCCGTGGCTGAACACAGCATCAACACAGCTTTCATCGCCAGGGAATTGGCGGCGAGACTGGGCCTGAGCCATCGTATCCAGGACTTGGTGACGGTGGCCGCTCTGTTCCACGACATCGACGAGGTGATCACGGGCGACATCCCCGGCCCGTTCAAGAGGACCATACCGGAAGAAGTGTTCGGCCGGTCGCGTTTGCCCGAGGTCCGCATCTTGGGGGCACCGCCATTGGCCAGGATCGTCAAGCTGGCCGACATGATGGAGACTGCTTGGCATGCGGCGGTACATGGCGTCACCCCGCACGCACGTCAGGTTGCGGCTGATTGCAGCGCCGATCTGTTCAAAGCCCTGGATGACTGTCCGTGGCAAGAACTTGCTGATACCGCCCACACAGTGTGGGGCGATGTGCTGAACGCCGAATATGATTTCGTCTGAGGATGACCTCCGGGAGTATTTGTTTGGCGAGTTGAGTGTCGCCATTCATTTCTCCCGCTTAGAGGCGCATGCCAGCGCTCCTGGTATCCCCGACCTGGCCTACACACTCCAGGGGGTGAATGGTTTTCTAGAGTTGAAGTATGGCGACAAGAAAAGAGCACCAAAAGTGCGCCCCACCCAGTATGCCTGGATGCGACAAAACGTAAGGTTCGGGGGCGGCAACCCGCTGATACTGGTGGCGATCAGGGGCAGCGAGGCCACCAAATTCAGACTTATCCACGGCTCCTACATCGAGCTGTTAACACAGAACCCAGGGGTAAAACCATGGCTGACAACACCGGCTCAGGAATGGACCGACCAGATTTGCTGGCCCGAATTTCTGGCAACTTTATTCCGCCCTCAGAATCTCCTCGTCAACCTCCAGGGGGCAAAAAGCACGACAAGGGTAAAGACCGGTGGGACTTGATCCCGTGGCCGGAACTGCAAGCGGTGGTAAAGGTTATCTCGCACGGCGCTGCCAAATACGGCGACAGTAATTGGCAGCATGTCCCCGATGGCCCCGAGCGTTACTTCGCCGCCGCCATGCGCCACATCACCGCATGGCGCAACGGTGAAGAATATGACCCGGAATCCGGTCTGCCTCACCTGGCGCACGCTGTCTGCTCTACCCTGTTCCTGATGGCCCTGGACAAAGGGTTGAATGCTGCGCCGGGCGAAAAGCCGAGAGAAGACTGTCAGGGGGCATTCGACTTTCTCTGACCCGCCGGCCTCCGGCGGCTCTGGCCGCCGACCCGCTACTACCATAGCGGGTCAGCGGCCAGAGGCCGAGGACAGGGCGCGGGCGCGGCTCCCGACCGGGCAGAGACCCCGACTGAGACCCCGACTGAGACCCAGTCTGGCCTACTCCCCGGAGCCGTAACCGGCACCCGCCTCTGCACCCGCCTCTCTGCCCAATCTCGGCATCAGTATGTCAGAAACGTTCGGCAGCGGAAAATATGCTATCGGGGCATTGCGCTGCGCAAGGTAACCACCGGAAACCATCGGCCCCGCCAAAAGCCGCGCCATACCCAATGGGCCAGCAATCGTCTGGACTGCCTGGCCGGTCGGGGTTCCGGAGTTCGGTACCGGGTTACGTCCATAGTTCGCGGCAATCGATAGATCGTTGATGGGCGTGCCGGGCACCACGTGTTTTCCGCCGCGGCGGCGGTAGTTGTAGAAAACAGTAGGCCGGAAGTCGCCAGCGCTAATGGCCTTCGACCGCTCTATGTCCCGGAGATTGCGCCACCTCGTGCGGGCCTCTACCAACTCCGGCAGATCGCCGAAAGCTTTATTGAACTCATAATCCAGCGCGTCGCGGGCAGCGTAAAGGACGCGCTCCGTTGCCGGGTCAGTTGTGCCCCTGGCCAATGACGCGAGATCGGACACGGTCTGCTGGTAATCGGACACCGTCATATACTGCTGCTCGCCCTTAGCCCGCAACCGGTCTAGAGCTGTTGATGCCGAGCTTGAGTCGAGACGAATGCCCTCTGATAGTCTTCTCTCGATTTGGTCAAGGGCCTGGTAGTAAGAACTCGTTATCGGAAAAGACTGGGTCTCTCTGCCAGAATATCGTCTGTGATCTTATCGGAGCCTTCCAAGCCGATTGCCCTTCGCGCTATTCTGTTCGATACTTCTTGGTTGGGGCGGTCGATCCTTTCGGTAAAGGGGCCGGACATGAATGGATCGCGCGACGCCGCAGCCTCGAATTGCTGGAGCTGAGGGTCCAGCGCTATTGTCGCCGGGGTATGCCGGTACCCCAAATCTCTAGCCTTCCTTAGTTGCTCGCGATGCGCCGGGGTCATGATCTCCGGCGTGCTGGGCGGACCGAATGCAAGACGGCCACCGAGGCGCGCAGCTTCGTTACCTAAAACCCCGGCACCAGCAGCGGCGGCTGCCCGAGCCGGGTCGCCGCCGGATTCGACATACTCTTCGCCGCCGGCCGCCGCCGCCGCGCCAGCCAAGCGGGGGGCGATTCTCGCGGCCCCGCCACCCGGAATCGCCAGCGATGGGGCGATGTTGCCTGCGCCGTAGAAGAGGGGGCGGGCTTCGCGCAACGGCTCCATCCTCGCTTCACGGGCGGCCCGCGATTCTCTAGCGATATCACCAATCTGCGAATCCGGGCCGCCCAGGCCAAATCTGTCATGCAACATCCCTATGCCCTCTGCTAAGGCTGCCACTTTGTTGGCGGCGCCCACCAAGAACGCTTGTCCGGGCGACGTGTCTTCGCGCACCTGGTTATCGCGAACTAGCTTGTAGAGCGCGCCCCTGATCCGCTCCATGACTTCGGTGTCACCGGCGGCTTCCGCGAGTTGGTACATTTCGCGAAGCCGGTCGATTTTCTTTTCATTGTCCATATTAAAACCCCATCCGGTTCAGTTCGTCAACGACCGCGTCTCTGTCGTAGGTTCCGGGGGACTTGTAGGTCGATTCCAGCGGGGGAAGCTCAACCGCCACCGGCCCCTTCTGTATGAACTCTTCAATGGACTCTGTGCGCAGCCGCTCAAGAGTACGCGACAATGCGTCGACCTTGGCCTTTCTGATCCTGACGATATCCCGGAGAATAGCCTTGTTCATTCCCGGTGTATTGAACGCCGAAGCGTCCATCCGGCGGATCAGGTCAATCTCGTAGTTGGACACGGGGGCCAAATTTTCAATACCCAGGTTGGCCAGCGCCCGGTCCATTTCATAACGTTGTAGCTGCGCCGTTTCCGGGTTGAGAAACTGGCCCACCCGCCCACGAATCGGGCCAGACGCATTGTCAAATTCTCCCGACTCGAACCGTGCGAGCATGTCCTCGGTTGCGGACAGGGCCTCTCTGGCAACGTTGAGGGCAGCACTAACGTTGGCGGTTGTTTCAACCTCCATTCGGCCTAGTTGAGTGCCGCGTTCGCCCGCTTGGGAGACATCCTCGGCTCTCTGCTCTATGACCTCTTGGGTACCCGCGCCCACGGGGCGGTCAAGGACCCCGCCTTCCTGGTCACGGTCACGCCGCACCGTGGCACTCCCTACTTGGCGCAATTCCCCCACCCGGCCTAGTTGAGTGCCGCGTTCACCCGCTTGGGAAACACCTTGGGTCCTCTGTTCTATGACCTCTTGGGTGCCCGCGTCCACAGGGCGGTCAAGAGGCCGGCCAAACTGGTCACGGTCACGTCGCACTGTGACGCTCCCTACTTGGCGTAGTTCTTCGCCGGGACCGCGGATAGCGCCGGTGAACGCCATTTGCAGAATATCTTCATCGCTAAGGTTGGGATACATCCGCTTCAAGAGAAGGATTTCTTGGATATTGACGGGCAACCCCCCGGCAGCGCTTCTGGCGCTGGCCATGGACAGCTCCCGATTCAGCTCCTGCTGATGAAGCATTGACTGCTGCGCGGCCTGGAGCCCCGCCCCGAACCAGTTCCCATTTTGACCCGCGTTAAGCATTCCGGTTCCCGCGGCCATGAGTGTTTGGCCAAGGGAGAGTGGCAATTGGGCCGTGGGCGGTTGGGCCATCTGGCCCGCGAGCGGATTCGAGGGCAGGATGCCGAGCTGGATTAACTGTTGATCACTAAGGGCAGTGGGGTCAAACGTGGCATCAGGTCCATTCATGTCGGCCGCCTTTGAAGGTAGCATGTGGGGATTGATGGCCGGGTCCCCCGCGATTGGGTTTGTGCTGGCGGTGCGGGTGTCAACCCGCGGCGCGCCTTGGATCTGTGACACGACATTCTGATACCATTGGGGTGCCGAACCCATGTGGCGGTTACTGCCGCCCTTCGGGCCGGTGCCTGCTGGCGTGTGCATTGGCCAGAACGAGCCGTTGGCCCCGGAAATGTCGATGTGGAGGTGGCCCGAAGTGTCGTAGGTGATGAACCGGGCCGCGCCAAGTTCGTGGGCCTTGCGCACCAAAGCCGCTTTCTGCGCATCCGACAGATGCGAAATCTGGATGTCCGCGGCGAGCCGGCTGCCGTGCTGACCGGAGTCACCGGGCCGGTAACCGCTGTTGACCTGCAGAGGGATTCCAAGCTCCTGCGATACCCCGTTGAGGATATCCAACAGGCGCTTGTCGATGCCCTCGTATTTACCAGTAAGACCGGCCATTTTATGAGTTCAGGTCACGTTGTTGCAGCGGTGCGCCGGTGGTGGCGTTGGTTCCCCACTGGGGCATCTGGTACCAATTCGGGATGGCCTTCGACATGCCCGGCATCCCTTGGTATCCTTGCCCGAAAAGGTTCATCGTCTCGCCGCGCATCCAGTCCGGCATGCCCTGCTGGGTGTAAGGATTTTGGACCGGCGTCCAGCCGATGCCACCCCAGCCGTAATCTTGGATCTGCGCCTGCGGGACCGGCTTGATTTCCGGCTGCTCTACCGGCCGGTAAACAGGTTGCCGGGGTTGCTTTCCACCACCACCACCCATTGTAATCTCCTAGTACATTTGCCGGCCAAGCGAGGCCGCGTGTTGACCAAAATCAAGCCCGATAGGCCGCATTGCTTGTTGTCCGCCACCGAACCAACCTTGCTGCTGCCCGTACATGCCCATTCCAGCGCCGCCGATGGCTCCCCCGAAAGCCGCCTGAAATGGACTCTGGTAGGCCGGGTTTGGCGCGGTGCCCACGTTTGCGCCCTGAGTATAGCTTGTGCCGCTGCCGTAGTTCGTTCCAAGGGGCTGGAGGGCGTTCATTCCCTGCTGCAAGATATCAAGGCGCCGCATCGGTTCTTGATACTGGAAGTTGAAACGGTCCATGGCATCTTGAAGCGCCGCTTGCTGGTAGCCCTCAACACCTTGCCCGGCCTGGTACGCCTGCCCGGCGGCTTGCCCGAGCATACCGGCCGGCGCCCCGTAGCCTTGCTGCACGCCACCGAGCTGGCCCAGCGCGCCAAGACGGGTTTGCAACCCCTGGCCGTAGGCGTTAAGCATCGTGCTGGCGTTGGCATTGGCAAGAGATTGCGCAGCATCCCCGACGGCTTGTCCCTGCATCAACCCCTGCCGGCTGCTGCCGAGGTTGTTGCCCGATTCGAATTGCTGGTTGATTGCTGGGAGCATGTTGCGCAGCAAACCCTCCTGCACCTGCTGCTGGTTTGCCCCCATCATGGCTTGCACGTAGGGGTTTTGCGCAACGTCCGTCATTTGTTGGCCGGACAGCTCACCATAGTTTTGGCCGGCGATCCCCGCTGCGCCCCCGGCTTGTTGTGCCCCCATCATCCAAGCCGGAATGCTGCCCATTTGGAGGGCTGTGCCGATCTGTGTTGGTGCGCTCGGGTCGACGTACGTCTGGCCGGGGAAAAAGTTTTGCGGGGTCTGGCCAAGCGTCTGAGACTGTTGCGCCAACATGCCGTACAGCGGCGTTGCCGCTTGGTTCGGCACCCACGAGCTTTGGTTTTGGCTACTGCTGGCGGACGAGCTTTGGCCGCTACTGGAGGTCGTCGGGTTTCTATTCCGCCCGAGCAGACCACCGATAGCGCCGACACCCGCCCCAATCGCTGGAAGTACCCATGCGGCCATTATTCGATCCTCAGTTCAAAAGCCCGGCGCTCGATGGCCCCAAGCTTGCGCGCCCAACCGGGGCGCCCAGTTCCGACAATCGCCTGTAGGTTCAGGTCTTGTGCGTATTGTATGAGTTGTTCAAGACATTCCCGCCACTGCGGCTCGGTGCCCTCGTCCGCGGCCATCGCGAGTACCTCCAACACCGCGCGCTTGGGATAGTGGGCTACGCACGTGAGGCAGGCACCAAACACTGCATCCCCGTTAACAAGCGCCCACAACGCGCTGTGGCCCTCGACGGCGCTATTGTACATCGCCGTGACCGACCAGTCGCGCTCGCCGTCCCCCTCCTTGATGGCGCGATAAAGGTACGGGGAAAGTGTATCCCAGGCACCAGGGTATCGGGGGTCAACGCGGACAAGATTACTCACGTGAGGCGTACCTTTACCGCGCCCGCTGTGTGGTACAGCTCGCCGGGGAGAACCCCTGCTGCCGCGGCTTCTGCGTCATTGGCGTACTCCTTGATCTCTTGTGACAGGCCACGTTTCAGGTTCCAAAACTCTCGGTGCGCGTATTGTGACGCCGGGTCGTTCGACGGCGGAGAAGTCGGTGTCCAGACATATTTCATCGCGCCCCACCCATTTCGTAACCGATTGTGATGGACCCGAGGCGCCAAGCACCCCGGTTTTCGGGGCTCACGGCCAAATCCCATGCAATGTATCTGCCGCTCACCCGCGGGTCGAAGTGTTGCGGAACGTCGGGGTTGACCGCAAAAGCTGGGCTCCACATCGTCACCGGCCCCGTCGGCGTATTCTGCCCGCCGAATCGAATTGTCACCCCCGTATTGCTGCCGCTCATCTCCAACCAAACGTCGTGCACGTCGGCGACACCCTGCGCGTCACCAAGCGCGATGCCGAGGCGCTGGGCGCGGCCGGCGACCGGTTGTATTGCCTCAGATGGTGCGAACACTTCGAGGTCTGTCAGTAGAGCAAGCTCATAGCCGCCACCCGCGGCCTGTTCAAAGGACACCAGCTCTGCGAACGTCGGCCGGTACACGTTGGCCTCCCACACCCCGCTTGCCGCGTCCCAAGTACCGTCTGCTGCGTCCCATGTTGCAGTGCTCAGGTCCAAGCCAAGCCGGATTTCCGCGAAGTCATACGCCTTACCAAGTATACGGTGGCTCCATGTATTCTCTTCCGCATGGTAGATCAAGGCTGTCCGCAGCCTGCCGCCAGCGCCGGAGTTGGCCAACCCCACGTAAAGCCTGCTGGTAGGCTGGTGGTAATACAGCACCGCCTGTTCGCGGCTAGCGGCACTCAGTTCCTCCAGGAACAACCTGCGAACGCGGCGATCGATCAACGACTGGAACGCGTTCCCACTCCATAGCAACACATCATTGCTGGTCATGATCGCTAGTTGATCCCGTACCGCGGCTATCCCCCGCGGCGTCGACGTGCCGATGTCGGATAGGCGCCGGGTCTGGAACACCGAGGGCTGCCCCACCCATACCATTTCGTAGGTGCCATCCTCCTTGACGACATAGAGCCGGTCGCCCGCTCTGGCGGCACCAACAATGCCGCCGGAAGACTCGCCGAGGATGTCGTCCCCCGCGGAGTTTTCCAACGTCGGCACCCATTCCGCCGGGATCGCGCCATCTTCGGCACTCGTTGACCATCGGAGCTTGACGGGCAACTGCACCCCGTCCTCTTTCATGTTCAATGCAACCAGGTTGTACCGCAAGGACGCGATGAACTGGCATTTCCATGTCTCGGGCCAACCGGGCGCAGGCTGCAGCTCTCCGGAACCATCCCAGTAAAACAGGCCGCCTTCGCTGTGGTTGACGAACAGGACAGTGTTCAGAGACGCAAACGTGACCCTGCCGGATGGGAGACCCTCGCTAGGCGTTATATCCAGCGGGTCGTCCTGTAACTTCTGCGCGTAGACCTTCACGCCGTCGGAGTACAGCATCCACTGCTGACCGTCCGGTTGCGCGTGCGACGCACCGAACAGCGGCTCGCAGCCAAGCGTGGCTAGTGCAAACTTCAACAGCCCGCCCCGCAGTTGGCCGTCTTGCGCCAGCACATGCTGTAACAAAGTGCATGCATTCGGCGGCAGGTCCGCCGGGTTCAGGTCGGTATTCAGCCCGACTTGCCCGATTTCGTTGATCCTCAGGTACTGCATCGGTTGGTCAATGTCGTCTAGACAGTTGTTGAAAATCACCTTAGAGCCGCGGTATAACACCCGGCTTGCCGCGCCACAGGGGATGCCCCAAACGTCGTCACGGGCGCACGCGGGAAGCGGCGCCAATGTTAGCGTTCCAGCCGTCGATACTTACCTCTTCCAAGCGGCGTCGAAACTGCTGTTGCCATAGGGACATACGCTCGTCGGCTTTTAAGAACACCGCGGACTCGACAAGCGCGCCGTACAGGTAAAGGTCGGGAAAATGCACCGAGACCCAGTTTGTCGAGCCGTCCTCCGCCATCGGTTCAAGATGCGCGTAGTAATCAAGATAGATCGGGCGCTCAACGGCGGACACCCCAACCCACAAGCAATTACCACCATCTACCCAATTATTGCCCGTAAGCTTTGATAGCAGTTCTACCCTTTCCCAGGGGGTACCATCCTGCCCGTACACTCGCACCAACTGGGCATAGTCGGTCGGCAACGGGATAGCTTGTGCCACTGCCTCGTCGTGGCCGATGGGAATGATGTGGGGGCTCGTTACCCGACTGCGCGGATGACCCCGCAACACACGGTCTATCTCGCCATGCGCCGTGGCGAGCAAAATTGCCACTTCGGCCGCCGGCATGTTGGGGCGGTTGAGGTATACCTTTACCGCTTCAATTAGCTCAGCCTTTATCATGGACCAGCCCCCTCATCAGCGAACCCAGGAGAGAGTTGTTCTGCGAAGTCATTTCATTGCGGAAGCTCTCGATCGCGGCGCCGGTGCTGTGCTGCAGGTAGGCATTCTCGATCAGAAGCGTCGGCAGGAAAGCCACAGCACACCCCTCTTTGTCGATCTCCTGGCCTGTATTCTTGTCGGTGCCGCGGATGCGGGTGAACCATAAGCACTCGGAACACGTATGGCCTAGCGGACAAGACTTCACGACGCGCTCCGCTGACACAGCATTACGTCGAAATACTTGGGCTGCCAACTCTCCTCACCGGTGACCTCGGTGTTCGGGTTGCCGCCCTCTATCCATGCCGCACCGTCGCTGGTCGCGGAGAAAGCATGTACATGCAATGTGTTCTCGGTACCGGACCAGCCCTCATGAGTGTGATCACCCCCTGTTATCCAGCCTGTGCTTGGCCCAACATTGCGGTTTTGGGCACCCACCGTCCCCACCGCAAAAGCGCCGTCGCCCCGTTCGTAACTGTGTCCGTGGTTCCCACCACCAAGGCTCACGTAGTGGGCATGGTTGACGTTTTCGTTGCCAGTAGTTCCGTTCACTGTGTGCGTGTGATTGAATGGCCACTTATCTATGGTGTGGCTATGCGACACCACGATGTCGTTCAGCACCGGGCTGTGAACGCCCCGAACAGTGTTATCGACCTCAGCGGCACCAACGACCCGGAGCATCGCCTCGGCTTCTGCGAAATCAACGCGGAACCACCCCGGTGGCGCGGACGCCTGCTGGAATAGCATCCGGGTGCCCGCGGGAAAGCCTGCCAGGTTGAGGTCCCCCTGCGTCAGGGTGACGGGACCGGCAACGTTAGGGAACGTCTGGCGCAGCACCTGCTTGATAAGGCGAATATGGTCGTCGCCCTCGGACAAGAAGTCATCGCCCGCCGGAAGATCCGGCGAGAGGCTATCAATATAGGTTGCGAATTCAACGGTCACGGTTGCCCCCAGTCAGTATTGGTGGGCCAATCGGCCTGTGATGCTGGAGTAAATCGTGCGGGTAAGGCCCATCGTCCGGCAATTCCACCGTGCACAATACGCACGGCGGGTAGCCGCACCGGCATCATCTGCACGCCCTCGCCGCTGCCGCCAGCTTCTCGTCATACCGATTGGCTCGGTAGCCCGCGCCGTTGTAGCCTCTGGCGAAGTCCGCCCAGCGGCCAGCGCGCAGAGGGGTCATCAGGTTGTTGTTCTCGACGAAGTTCAGCATGTGCTGAAACTGCTCTCGCTCCCCAGTAAAGTTCTCGACCACGAACTGCTGGATGGTTTCGCAGCCAGCCGCCTTGTGGTTGAACCCCATTACCTGGCCAAGGCCCCAGCTCGCTGATTTCAGCGCCGGCAGCTCGTCAAACGATACCGCGTCCTCCAGACGGTTCCATTCCGCGCTGCCGCCCTTGTACAGCTTTCGGTTCCAGCGCCGTGAACTGAGGTCCGGGCGCGTTTTACTCACCGGCTTCGGGGTCAGCTTGTAGAACCAATGCGCCTCGAACAGAATCTTCGGGCGTGCCGGGGCGGGCTCACGGAGTAGGAAACCGGAACCAACCGACTCTACCGCGAGCACGGCACGCAGGTGGCAGGGGTCGATGTTCCAAATCTCGGCCAACTCGTTGATGTCCCCATCTGTCAGCGCTAGCTGCACCGGGATTCCCCCAAACCAGCCTACCGGCATGAAGCGGTCGTCATCATACTCTTCCGGTACTGAGTAGCCATGGATGAACCCCGAGGTGCCCCATGGTTCAAGCTTGTCTGACACCGGCAACGCGCCCCTCTCGTCTACGGTATTCGGTTCTGGCCCCCAAGTCCGGGGCGGGCAGCCAAACAGAGCGCCGAAGGGTGTCCCGCCAAGAACTTTGCACAGATTCATCAGGGGTGTCCTCTTAACCATTGCCAAGCACTGTACAAGGCCGCGACGGTGGCGGCCACTGCGGTAACTCCGGCCGCCAAACTCTTGGCGGTTCGTATCCAGATCCTGCGCGCTGTCTCTTCGTCGACCCATTGGGAGATATGAGAAAGTGTGCTCGACCCGATGGTCATCAATGGCTCAGCGTCCTTTATGTGCTTATCCACCTTCTGTCTCGCCGCGTCCGCGGTAAACTGGGCGCGTCTTACTTCTTCTCTCAGCCCGTGTAAGTCTTCACTCACGGCGTCAAGCTTGGTTTCTAACCGATGCAGTTGGGGGATGAGAAACTCCTTGAGCCATGCGTCTGGAGGGGCGAGGTACACGTTACCGTCCCAGGGGGGCAATGGGTCGGGTAGCTTTGACCCGCCCGTGTACCGAGAGAAGCCCCCCGAGCGAAGAGGCCGCGCCCGCCAACGCGAGTACACCCTCCTGCAACAGGTTCACGTCGACACCGTTTCCCCCAAGCAGGGGCGCGGCGGCAAACGCGATAAGCACGACGCCCGTCAACAGCGACAGAACGCCGCCGCGAATCGTCTCGGATCGATACCACTCTTTCGCCGGGGCGTCATTCTGTTGTGTGTTCAAGTTTCGTTACCTCGCGTTTGTGGGCTCATTGTTTGCGGATGCCGACGCACGCCTGCTCGGCTACTGCGGCACCACGATTGCCCAGACGAGCAGGCACCAGCCGATCAGCGACACGAGCCCGGCGAGCTTAGACGCAAGCAACCACCAAGCCACCAGTCCGCCAAGGCCGAGCGCTAAGCCGGCGATGGCAATCCAGAAGATCGTGATGATGTAGGCTTCGTGTCGGTTCATTTGCAAATACCCCTGGTATCCAACTTGCGGCCAGCGCGAGCGGGCCGAAGGTGCCGATGATCAGCGCGATGCGCCAGCGGCTCGGCCCGCTCACAGCGCCGCCATCGCCGCCGAGATGGCGACAATCTGCGCCGCCGTGGGCTGCGCGTTGCCCGGCCACCAGGCAACTGCGTGGATATCCACAGGCGCAGGGAACGGGAAGTTCACATTAGCGCTGCGCCCGGCCAGCGCCGCGCTGGCACCAGAGACGCCGGCCCGGTCCGCAATTATTTGCTGACTGCGACCGGCTCACCGTCCACCCAGACCGCGATCCCGACCCCGATCCCCGTCATTTGGATGCACGCCACGTGCGGCGCGGTGCCGGAAGCTACGTTGTTTTCCGTCCGGGCCCAGGCTATGTGGTTTCCGCCGCCGGTGCCGTCAACCACTGTAACGGCCAGCGCGTTTTCCAATGACACAACATCGCGATCGTCCACGGC